AGCCGTACCGTTTAATCACTACTAACAACGGGACGTGCAAATGGGAGCTCGCGCGTTACATATACGCTGTTGTCGACTTCCTCAAGGGAGGAGAAGACAAGTCGGAAGAGCTGGCCCACCCTTGGTTCATACCCGGGAAATCGCCCAGAGATGTAGCTGCCGCAGTTGCACAGGTTTGTGAACGTGCCAAGAAGTCCGGAAAGTCTGTTGTCAAGACGGACTTCAGCCGGTGGGATGGGACTGTCGGTCCGATAGTCCGATTGCTCATGTACCTTGTTCTTGATACAGTTTTCCCCGGCGATGCGCGTGCTGTCAACCTCAATGATGCCACCTATGGTTCCCCAGTCAATCTCATGAAACAGCTCGACTCTAGGTTCCCCAGAATTTTCTTTCACCCCATGTATTCTTTGGGTTCAGGGAACATGATCACCTCCTTCCTTGGCTGCTTCGGTAACATGTTCATCGCATACACTCATTTGCGTAAGAACGAAGGGTTGTCAATGGAGGAAGCGTATCACGGGCTGGGTGTGTACATGGGTGATGACGGGCTCACCGCGGTTACGGACTGTCCAGGCTACGTGAGTGTCGCGAAGAAGATGGGTTGTGTGCTGGAGGCGGAGCCATGTTCCGCGGACAACCCTGTTCAATTTCTGTCGCGGTTTTACGCTCCGCAGGTCTTCCAAGGCAGACCGGACAGCTGTTGTGATATCAAACGGCAGCTCGGGAAGATCACTTACATAGACACCGCGTGGGCACATGATCCTCTCAAGCACCATTGGTTGAAATGTGTTGGTTACCTGAACACTGACCGGAATACTCCGTTCATCGGTGAGTATTGCCAGGCCGTAGAACGCTTGTGCGCTCCACTGAAATTGAAACTGCCTTTTAACCCCGCCACTGCCAAGGAAACAGACGTCTATTACTCGCTCGGACAGAGGAGCGATCATCTGTCGTATTTTGCTGTGCAATGTTACGCCCATCACGTTGTAATGCCCAACAACAACGATGATGGCTGGATGGTGCGTATCTTTGAGCACCAGATGCCGGACTTTGACCTTGACTCCGCCATCACCTGGGCGAAGCAGCTTAAGGCGCCGCCATCTGGGGACCTGACCACAAGGGCCGCCAGGAAAGCGTACACGGCGCAGGTTCTCACGTTGTTGAGAGATCACCCATGTTATAGCACTGATACAACCGTGGTGCCCACCGCGGCTGTTGACAAGGATGTGATCGTCGCACACGATGGAGAAATAGACCGCGTGCCAGCTAAGGGGGAGAAGACTGAGGCGCCGCGCCCGAGCAATAAGCCCAGCGGAGATATGGATGTCGAGTATGGCCTGCGTCTGCTCGTTGACCTTGTTGAGCATAACCCTTGGGGTTATTCTGGTGGCTCACTGAAGTGCATGCTTGTCATTGCGGGCTTCTATGACGCAGTCAAGGCGTTCAAGCGTGAGCGTGGTAAGCGCTCCGTTCTCGTTTATACGGGCTCATACGGTCTGACGCATCTTCACGCCGCACATCTCCTGAGCCATTTGCATGTGCGTGTTGAGTTCTTCGACATGCAGTACACCACTCAAAAGAAGGATGTTGATGCGCTAAATAAATTGGTGACAGTCCGTGCAACAAGTTTCACCACCAAGATTGCGGATGAGATCCGGGAGAAGAACGACTACATCTTTTGGCTGGACGACATGTACTCAGGCGGTGAAGCACAGCGCGCGCAGTTTAATGATTTTAAGTGTTGTTTACTACCACACCTAAAGCCGACCATAGCTTGCATAAAGATCATGGACGACTGCAACTCCAACGTGCCGGTGGGAGATCGGGTCAGGTATTATAGAACGCCAGAGAAGACAC